TAGCCTCATGCGCTGTAGGCTCCTCTCTCGATGAGGATGCCTTAGATAAAATACTAAAAGAGTTGTCTTTGTTAGGATTACAAAGTTTGATTGCTTTAACTGATAGGTAAAATAGAAGGAATTCAGAAAGAAATCACAAAGGCCCATAGATACAGAATGTTAGGCAATGGATGGACTGTTAATGTCATTGCTTATATATTTTCTTTCATAAACTTCTCCAAAAAAACATCGGCTTAAAAAATAATTCAAAAAAAAGTGAAAAAAACGCTAAAGCTTTTTCGAAATCTTCCGATAAGATCTATATAAGGGAAAGAAACCTAGCAACAAGGAGAACAAAATGGAACTAAACAGCCTACCAAGAAAAGACCTCAAGGAAACAGTAGCAAGCCTCCGTGCACTTCTCCCACACCTAGACGCAAGCGAAGCTAAAGATATAGTATCAGAAAGCTATTACATAGCAAGAGACGGCTCGATAATGGAGCAAGTAGCAACTGATAAAGTTATTGACAAGGCGATAGAGATCGCGGACTCTGAAGAAGAGCAGGACGAAATCATCGCCCAGGCGAAAGCGTACTTTAAGAATTGGGAGGAATAAAAAAAGAGAAAAAAGGCATCATGGTTTTATATGTTTAACTATAAAGGAGTGATTTTATGGATATTAAGGAACAGATTGTAGAAAAATTGCTAGAGCACCAAGAATTTGTCAGGACAAAGCTTGCGTTGGTAAGTTCCCTGCCTGGCTTTGGAGATACATGGCAGCGCGGCCTTCTTCAGGGGTCTATCGGTATTATTGACGAGGCGAGAGAGGTTAGAGACTCTAGCAGCGTGCTTATAGGCTATAGGGACACATACATCCTGAGCGAGATAGGGGACCTGATTTTTTACGCGCTACAGTTTACGGATGCGATATCTGATGCTTCTGATATTATGTCGTCGAAGGAAATAATAGAAGAGGCACTAAAATCAAGAGGTTCTATTATATTTGTGTCTAATCGGGATTTTCATCCTGAAGATAGTAACTTACTTGGACTTTCTAAAAAGGCGGTATTTCAAGAAAGAGTTGATGTTTTGCCTGAACTTCTTAATATCTTTATGGATATTTTTGCAACAATTCTTTGCCTTTGCGGAAGTTATGAGAGAATTCTTGAAGCTATCAAGAATAATAAAGAAAAGCTAAGCAAGCGATACTCAAAAGGTTTCTCAGTTGAAGAGTCAAAAAATAGAGTAGAGTAAAGATTTCCCTAAAGCTTTCAACATATCCCTCCGATAAGATATATATAGGAGGAAAACACGATGAAAAACAAAATCACACTATTAATTTTATCAATAATAACAAGTTGCGGAGATGTAGGTATTTCTCCTGAGCTTCAGGAGGACCTTTCGTATCTTGAGGAAGCTCTCGGAATCTCAGTCTCCTACGATATGAGAATAGGCCCTCTTGATGGTGCAGCGGCTGCCAGGTGCTATCGATACCCAGTTAAGCGAGTGGTAATCGATATCGAAAAAATCAAGGCAGCAGGAGACTCTTTAAGGCTTGTGATGCTTCACGAGATTGGTCATTGCTCCTTTGATGTGCGAGGGCACGAAGAAACCAGCCTGAAAGAAGTCGGTTGCCCGACCCACATTATGGAGTCGAGTAACAAACAAATACGATGTGAAAAATATATTGGTCAATATATCAGTCAGTTAAAAAATAATTAGAAGAAAATGCTAAAGCTTTTCTGAAAAGCTCCGATGAGTATTATATGGGGGAGAGAAAGGGTCTACTCCCCGAGAAACCAGAAGGAGATTAAAATGAAAAACGAACTATTCTTTATGAATGATGGATTTGATGACAGTGGAGTAGGGATGACTAAAGAAGAATGGAGAGAAACGCTTGAAAAAGAGGCACATATGGTTGATGCAGCTGATATTGATGCATATGTTGAATTTCATATGGCGGATTTAATCTCTGAGGATGAATACAGAGATCTGCAAGAATAACTATAACTTTTATGGAGGTGAATCATGAAAATGATTAATGAGAGAGAATTTGACCTAGTTACGAGAGGGATTACTGGCGCAGACGAGGCGAAAGCACTTGGAGAGCTGACACTCGATGGTTGGCTTTTCTTCTCTGATGTCGCTCTAGAATCGATGAGCAGCATCATGAAAATTCTTTTGGGAGTAAAGTGATGCTATTTAAGGAGGAAATTGTAAGTAAATGCGGGAGGTACGTAGTTGTCTCACACTTTGAGAAAGAGACACAGAAGCATCCGTACGGAGACGCATTCGTTACTGAGACTATAAGTACCCTTATTCACGAAGACTTTTTTGTTGATGACAGTCATTACACTTTTGAGGAATTATCCTCGGAAGAGCGTGAAATTTTTAAAAAACTTTTAGGGGAGTGATTATGAGATACGAAATGTTTTTAGACAAAAAAGAACTAGCAGAAAAAACGGGGAACCCACAGATTGCTGTTAGCGATACAGGCATGAGATACATCTTCTTCCCCGATGGGACTATGAAAGTCAAGACTCAAAAAATTTCAGAGACTCTTTTCGAGAGCGTTCTTAATGAGTGCCTAGTAACCCCTTTTAATTCGGAGTGTTAAATGGAACTAATACAAGCAGGAGTTATTCTTTCAGAGAGTGATTTAGGAAGAAGAGTGAAAAATTCTCTTGGCGAGTTTGGAACAATAACAGTATTCAATGAGAATATGGACGGTACCTCTGATTTTTCCATCACTTATCTCGGTGAGTTTACGGAAAAATGTATGTATACAGGACATAGACAAAAAACGATGAAAAATTACATCGTTAAGACATCCTGTATTGGAAAAACAGTTGACAATGCAAGTAGGAAGTCGGAAGTGATTTGTTTTATTTAACTTTTAGGAGAGTGATTATGATTAGACTTGAAACAATTATTGTTGGAATGGTTCTTGGCTCGACAATTGGGATTACATTAGCTATGCGCTTTCAGACTGCAGACATTAAGGAGGCCGTTGAAGAGATGCAAAGCGATTTTCGTATTGCCCAGTTCAAGAGCTGCTACATAACCTATAAAGATGGACCTGCTTGCGCCGGTTTCTCAGGATTGACTGAAGAAGATACGGAGCGCCTAAAATAGCGCTAAATGTTTTCCTAGGAATACCGATAAGAAAGTAAGGAGGTATTATGGAACGGTATGTTTTTGAGACAGAAGAGTGTTTGGAGTGCTACAAGAAAAAGTGTGAAGACTTAGAAGAAAAGGTTCTTGCTAGAGAATCTAAAATTAGAATCAAAAAGGAGAAACAGATGATTTTTAAAGCAACGCCTTTGTTCACGCCAGAGCAGAGAGAAATGATTGAGACCAGGTCAGGGAATCCAAAATCTCTCACATTCCCTTGTGATGTAACACCTAAGAGCGTCAAGCACTTAAGAAATGCTGACCCAAATACAGGGCATGACTTACATCTTAATGGGTTACCCCTACTTGTTGACTTTGTTGCTAGTAAACGGTTAAGAGTTCTTTTGTTGGCGCGATACGGTAAGTTTATTGACGTCGTATCGAGTGCTAGTCTTATGCATAGGCCAGATTTATCCGATACCTCTGTAGATGATACCCCTAGTACTTTTCGATATGGTATGTCAGTGATGATGAACTTACGAATCATAAAGAAAATGTGTGCTGAGCTTTGTACAATTCGACACATTGATGAGGAAATAGATGAGTTCGTCATAGAAATTGAAAAGACGCTCATCGATTATGGGGTTACGATACCTGAACCTTTACCGGTAGAAACTTTTGAAAATGCTCAATTTAAATTAGAAAAAGCAGAAAATAAACAAAGGTTTATTGTCGGATGCGGTAGGGAGTTTGAATGGCAGTATGACTTCTTAAAACTGAATATCTGGTTTACTAACCTATCAATTTATGAGCAACTTTTAAGATACAATAGCGGGATACTAATACCTAATCCCGATTATGATGCCCTGTTTCAAAAAGATTACAAGATAGGGGGCAGGTTCTTTTGTTTTGCAGTTTTAATGACGAAAGAGCAGGCGCAAATTATTATAAATCAAAGGGAAAATCACAAGCTCGAAGACTGGCGAGTAATTTGTGCTAACCTCAAGGACGCTCTTTAATACTCAAGAAATATTAGTGTAAAATACCATAAGAGCCTAATCTTATGGAGTGAATATGAATAAAAGACAGAAAAAAGAATTAAAACTTGAACTACTTAGGGAAAAGAAAAGAAGAAACTTTTTTAGCTTCCTGAAAAACACAATCCCAAGATATCAAGACTCTGATTTTTATCACCACTTTACAGACAAACTACAAGACTTTGATAAAAAAATTCACAATATCGAATTCCCTCATCTCATCATCAATTGTGCTCCACGCGTTGGAAAATCAGCAATGATTCTAAGGTACTGTCTATGGGAAATGCTCAACAATAGTGATTTTAAAGTGATTTATGGCACATATTCAGACAGGCTATCGAAGATCATGAGCCGCGAAATGAAGATGATTCTTGAGTCAGACTATGTCAAGAAATATTGGCCTCATGTGAAACTCAAGGAAGGCTTCAGTGCTCTTGACTCCTGGGCGATAAGCAATGGAAGCTCGATCTTTTTCACGTCGGTTGGTGGCTCGATTTCGGGTATTGGAGGCAATCTAATTGCGCTCGATGATATCTTCAGCTCCATGGAGTCCGCAAGGTCTGACGCTTATCGTCAGCAGCTTTTCTCTTGGGTGAGTTCCGCACTCATGACTCGCGTTATGCCAGAAAAGCATGCGATCATTTTCCTATTCACGCGATGGGTCCAGGATGATCTCGCCGGTTTTGTTGAAAGCGAGGAGCGGAAAAACCCACAATTTCCAAAGTTCGACAGAATTCAGTTTCCCATTATTGGGCGAGATGGTGTGAGTCTGATACCAGAGCGCTTTCCGCTCCCTCTTTTGGAGCAGCTTAAAGCGAAGTCAGGAACGAAGGTGTGGGACGCTCTTTATATGTGCAATCCGACTTCAGATACGGATCGAATCCTGAGAACAGAATGGATTGATCAAGTTGATAAGCTACCGATATGTAATTGGAATAACCAACAAGTTATCGTAGCTATCGATATGGCTTTCAAAGGGAAAACGACAAGCGATTACAATGTTTGTGTATGTCTTGCAAGAGGTCTTGATAACCGTATATATTTACTTGACTATTTAAGGATTCAGGCAGATTTTACGGATTTTCTAGTTAAGTTTTCTAAGTGGTATTCAGGACTTCCAAAAATCAATGCACTCGTCATTGAAGATAAGGCGAACGGGAGCGCTCTCCAAAGTGTACTGAAATCAAAGTTCAATAATATCAAGATGGTAAATCCTGACAAAGATAAGGTCTCAAGGGTTTCTGCAATAGCGCCAATGGTAGAGTCAGGAAGTCTTGTCTTTTTGAGAAAGAACACAGTCGATTATTTAGAGATTATTGAAGAGATTGATAAGTTCCCAAGTCCTTCTGTCCATGACGATTTTATCGATGCTCTGACTCATGGGCTTCAGTATATATCTGATAAATCGGGCGGAATAGTCTCCGGATTTAATTGGAGCTCTGTTCTTGGTAATTTTTAAGGAGTGGTAATGAAAGAAGAGCGAATCAGATTTTTTGGACTATTGAAGAATTAGTAAAGAAAAGATTAAAAAGAGCTTAAGTTTTTCCAAATTCTCCCGATATGTACTATATATACAAGAAGGAGAACAAAATGTTAACAATGATTTTTCTTGCATTTTGTGTTCTAGCGAAAATATCGCTAGGAAGTAAACTTAACCAAAAAGAAAAAGAAAGAGTATTCATAAAAAAAATCCAATATAAATAAGGTATAATAGACTCATTAACCCTATCGTGAGGTAAATATGAGTCAAAAGAAAAAGCAAAAACAAGAAAGACGGTTCGATGGTTCCGTCTTTAATCGATCTTTGCAGCTAGGTTGGCGAGATCCTAACCAGCAATCAGTGATGCAAAACACAAACCTACATAAAGAGTACCGCGACTCACTCATGGAGTCTTCAGGTATCATGAGCCGCATCGTGACCCTACTTCCCTTTTTTGCGACGAAAGAAGGTCTTGATATCAAGACTGGCAATCTCTCTCTTGATGAGAAGATTGAGCGATGGATAGCAGACGACCAGATCCTTAATATCCTCAAAGAGAGCTGGATTCAGGCACGAGTGCACGGGGGGAGTGCGATATGGCTTTTCAAGGCGGGCGATAATGAGCAGCCAGGAAGGTCGGACTTTACTTCCCTTATTCAGCTCGATAAAGACGAGCTTTCCCAAGGCGGCGTCGATATTATCAGAGACCCATCAAGAAAAGACTTTGGATATCCTGCTGTTTGGGAAGTGAACCCGACTCAAAGTGCAACGAGATTCCCAATCAGTACAGACAGAATAATTCGTTTTGAGGGGATTCCTGTTCGAAGATCAAGAGCTTCTGTGTATAACTATTTTGGAAAGTCATATCTTGAGAGCATTTACCACAAAGTCTTACTTTGGAGTCAAAGCGTAGAGCATGCCTCACAGCTCCTAAGTTCAGTGACTCTCGACATTCTAAAGACTGACCTTATGAGTCAACTTCAGGATAATGGGACGAATAATCTCGAAAGCAGGCTTGCTTATCTTGGAATAACCAAGAATAACCGAAGTGTTGTAGCAATCGATAAAGAAGGCGAAGATTACAGTCAGATATCGAAAACCTTTAGCGGGATCGACTCCCTTTTTGAGCGCTTTGATGATGCCCTTGTTATCGAGACTGGCTACCCAAAACTCATTCTTCTTGGCAGGAGTCCATCAGGAATGAACGCTAATAGTAGTAACGAAATGCAGCACTTTCTTGATCTCGTTCGCGTTGAGCAGAAAAATTACCTTGAGCCAAAAATTAGAAAACTTGTAGAGTCTAAGTTTGGAATTTCTGAGTTCGCAGTCGAATGGCGAAATCTCGATAAGCCTGGATAGAAAAAGAGCAGGCAGCGAAAAAGTCTCAAGCCGAGATTGATAAGATTTATATCGAGTCAGGCGTTCTTGAGCCTGAAGTTGTTGCAGAGCATCGCTTCGGGGGAGACAAATACTCGTATGATACGCAACTCTCAGAGCAGGACTTGAGTATCATTAAGAATGCCCTAACAGCTGAACTTGACGAGAATAATCCTGATCCTGAAAGCAATGGAAGTAACGAAAATAACAGATAAGGAGTGAATATGAAAGCAGAAATAACGTTTCAGAATGGCGAGAAGGTAGTTCATGATATCGAAAAAGCAGATTCAATGCATAAGTTTATCGAGCTTTTGTCGAACTCGTCTCTTAACAACATGTTTGCTATCGGTAACTTATGGTATAATCGGTTATGTATACATTGCATAAAGGAGAAGATCGATGAAAATAAATCTACCGAAAATCTATCAGGCTCAAGCGAGAAAAAGGAAGCCGAAACTAAAAGCGCCGCTTTACCCTTCCAGTTCGGAAAGAAGCCTGAATCGACTCCTAAGAGACGCGGTAAATGACGCCGAGCGGCTATACAAGATCATGCTTAAGCCATATATAGGTCAAGCAAAAGTGACCTACGGATACAAAGCAGACGAAGAAGCTAAAAGTTTTTGGTCAAGACTTTCCGAGTGGCAGGCATCTGTCGATGGAATTTTTCTTTCTGAAGCTATCAGGAAAAAAGCAGTAGCGATATATAAAAGACTGATATCGCAAAATACAAGAGCTATAAATTTACAATCTCAAGCGGTCGCGGCTATCGATATCGCGTCTGATATTGACACTTATCTTCCCGCCTACCTTAATGGACAAATCAAGAAGCACACAGCGCTTATAAAGAATGTTTCTCAACAAATCAAGGACGATATAACTGGTATTATTCGTCGTGGCGCTATGTCGGGAGCTTCAACACAGTCGATTATAGACGAGATAGAAGTTGGACTCCAAGGGAGAAAAGGACGCTTTAAAGTTGCTCGCACGAGAGCTGAGCTTATCGCGCGAACCGAAGTTGCTAATTTCAATTCCGAACTTACTGCAAAGAGGTTTACTGACGCTGCTCTTGAGACTTATATTCGGGAAACGGCCGGAGACTCGCGGGTGAGACCCTCGCACAGAGTCCTTGATGGACTCGTCTTCCGGTGGGACGATCCACCTCCTGAAGGGCATCCTGGGCAGTCTTTTCGATGCAGATGTACAGCTAGTATGAATATGGATGAAATATCAAGCTCCAAAGGCTTGAAAGAAGTATAGAAAGGAGAAAGATATGGTAAAGCGTTTTGACAAAGGTCGAGACTTCAAGATAAGAAGAACCGACGCTGGAGGTATGATAGTTGAAGCCTACCCTTCTCGGGTTGGTGTTTTTGAGTACATACTCCCTAATGGGAAGATTCAACGAGAGCTCAGGAGGCCGGAAGAAGTTTTCAAAGCCGATTCGCTTGATGCTTTTCAAGGGATTCCGCTGACTATTGAGCATCCTCTTGAGATGGTATCTTCTAAAAATTTCGCGAAGTACTCAGTAGGGACCGTTCTGGAAAAAGCCGTTCAGGATGGAACACACACGAAGACTTTTGTGGCTATAAATCGTGATGATGCTATCGCTCTTGTAGAGTCGAGACAGAAGACGCAACTCTCTGTCGGCTATTCATGCGTGCTGAAAGATGGAAAAGGAGTATGGGAAGGCCAAGAGTATGATGTCGAGCAGATAAATATCATACCGAACCACTTAGGGTTATGCGCAAAAGGGCGTCATGGACCAACTGCTTCACTGAAGCTTGATTCTGAAGACGGAATAGAGGGTTGCGAAAACGATGTTGAAATTTATGATAAAATTGATTCAGGTGTAAAAACAAAAGGAGGCACTATGAAAGTAAAGATTGGTGGCGTCGATTTCGAGATCGACGATACCGCAGCGCAAGCACTTCAGATTGAGCGTGATGCTTTGTCTGCAAAGCTTGATTCTGCTATAGCGAGAGCTGATGAGGCAGCTAAAAAAGAAGTTGAGCTTAAAGAAAAGCTTGACTCTATTGATATTGGAGCTTTAGTCAAAGAGCGCCAGGAGCTTATCGCTCGATGTCAAAAGGTCGATAAAGATGTTGACATATCTCTTGATAATGAGGCAATGATTCGTTCGGTAGTTGAAAAAGCAGTTAAGCTTGACTCCGAAAAGAGCGACGCGTATATTCAAGCTCGATTTGATGCTATGCTAGAAGATATAGAAAAGAAACAAGAAAAGAAAGCTGACTCTGAAAAAGCGGTTTCGAGTCTTGTTGATAAAAAAGATAAAGAAGACTCAAAGCCTTCTGGTCTTTCGTGCTTAACGAACAGAGTAATGTAATAAAAGGAGGAACTTATGCCTATTCGTATTAGTGATTATCAAAATGCTCCAAGTAAACTTTCGGGCCAATTGCGCTCAATGAAAGGTTCGGAGTCTTTTCAAGTTGGTGTTTACCAACAACAAATTCAAAGCCTAACCGTTACAGCTGTTCTGGATGCGAGCGCAGGTTTTGTCGTTACTGACTCTGTCGGTAATGTAAGCTCTTTTTCGGTGACAGGATCAGCGATTGATGTTGCAGCTACTGGAACTATTACAGGTTCGGTCGGTGTTCTCGATTTCGAAGCGGATACTTCCGGAGATTCTGGAAACCTGATTCAAGTTATTCTTGCAGATACTGCAACCGCTGGCTCTGAAACTGTCTCTGTCGTTGGATCGGTCATTACTGTTGGTATTGAGTCGGGAGTAAGTACAGCTGCTCAGATTAAAGCGGCTATTGATGCTGATGTTGATGCAGCCGCTCTTGTAGATACTGTTGCGACTACTGCTGGTGCGATGGAATCTGATAGTGTGACTCTTTCTGGTGGGGATTATTTCTCTGCCGTTGATATGCGCGATGCTCTTCTTGCTGTTATTCAAGCTAATAAAGGGTTTTCTGCTCTTGTGAAATCGGAAGCTGCTGCTACCTCCGATATCAAACTAACTGTCCTAAATAAGGGTCAAGACGTTGTTATTTCAAGTCTTGTTGGTGCAGGCTCTCTTTCTGAAGATCAAGCCTCTTCTTCCGGCTCTAATCTCCCTGTCGGACGTGCGGTTGTTCGCAACTCAAGTGACTCTCAAGTAATGGAGCTTCCTGGTGCTGGTTCGGTTTCAGCCGATTTACTTGGAGTTACGGTTCGTAAGCATGCTTACAATGTTCCTTCAAATAATGCAGAGATGATTATTCCACTTGGTTCTTTTGGTGAAGTTCTTTATCAAGGCGAACTTTATGTTGAGATTGATGATGCGGTTGTCGCTGGAGACCCTGTTTATGCACGAGTCGCCAATGGTACACTTGGAATCTTCAGAAATGACGCGGACGGAGGGGATGCAGTTCTTCTAGCATCTGCGAAGTTTATCGAAGCAGGGTCAAGTGGAGATGTTGTAGCAATTAGAGTTAATATGCCGTAATGGCTTAAATAAAGGAGAAATTTATGGCTGATATTAAACGTCTCGATATCGAAGAGGCTATGCGTGAAGCTGGTTTAGCGTTAAGGGAAAATTCAAAACGAACGGACGCGGATTCGTCTTTGATTCTCGCTGAGCAACTGACTCACATTGAGAGCACACTTCTTGAGCCTATGCGCCCAATGTTTGAGGCGCGCGATTTGATGAGTGTGAAGACTGAAGGTAGTCCTTGGCAAGACTTCTTTAAGTATCATCAAAAGGTTGGCAACTATGCTAAGGCAAAATGGGTTGATGATCTTGGAGATTCAAGCCTTCCAACTGTCAATGCTTCCGTTGAAGTTATTCAAAAGCCAGTGAAAGCATTTGCTCTTGCAGCTGTTTGGAGTCGCGACGAAGTAGAGAAAATCATGGCTGCGAACGCAAATCGTCGCCCTGGTGAGCCGATGATCAATATTGAGAATGATTTCTTCGCTGAAGTTGCTCGCGGTATGGCTGATATGGAGAATGACGTTCTGCTTTACGGCGATCGTGCCCGTAATCTTGATGGCTTCTTCACTTCTATGGATAAAGCGATTCCCTATATCGTCGCACTCAATGGAAGTTCAAAAACCGCATGGGCAGACAAGACTCCAAGCGAGATTCTTGAGGATCTGCACGATATTGCATGGCAACAATATATTGCTACTCGAAAAGTAGAGCGGCCTAATGTTATGTGTATGAGCTTGACTATGAAAAAACTTATTTCCAAGACTCGTATGAGCGCCGATAATGGTGAGACTGTTCTTGAGGCTTTCCTTCGGACTTCTGAGTTCTTCTCAAGTTCTGAGCAAATCAAAGCACTTTATTCTTTGGAAAAAGATGAGCTCACGGCTGCTCGCGGGTTTGAAGCAGGATCTCTTTATCCAAGCAGAGGGTTAGCTTTCTGCTATAACGATAGCTCTATGGTTTTGAATGCGGTTATCCCTATGCCAATGAATAGAATCGCAACCTTCCTTCCTGACCAAGCGAATCCCTTTGGTTTCAAAGCTATTTGGATGGAGCGTATTGGCGGTGTTGATATCAAGCGCCCACAGGCGATTCTTCCTTTTTCAGGACACGAAGGTAATCCTTAACGCTTCAAAGCAAGTGCCTTCACAAAGTCTCGGCGATCCTTATTTGAGCTGAAAAGCAAATCAACTGTCATTCTTCCGATACTGAAAATTTTACAAGCAACATCCCTATCTTCAAAAAGACCGAGACAAACCCCATTTACCCATACAGAATATTCAGTAGAATCATTAACTTCTTTTATTTCTGTTTGATTACTCATATCGTTCTCCTTATGGAAGCTTAATTGCTTCACTTACTATATAGCAACTCTCATACCAACCCTTACCTACCTAACAACAGATACTTACATTATCATTAGGTGTTTAGGGGTTAGACAGTGTCAAATAATTGGTTTACACTCCCCCTAACGCTAAAGGTGGAGCCACTGTCTACTAATGAAGCTGTGACTATACCTACTGTCTTCCACACCTTCCCGTGCTGCCTTATCGTTACTTCCTCGCCTAGTACATCACTCCAACGCCTTGCAAGCTG